TGTATGCAAGCACTACCACCCATTTTTAAACCTTGTCTTTTTAATTTAGATGTTGCTTCCATTAATCCACCTTCAGCTTTGTTGCCTCTAAAGTCTTTTCTCTTAACTCCTGATGGATCTTTTATTTTACCCGCACAAATTTTAGAAGCATAAGCATTAGCATATGCTGAAGGATAAACTTTAAATTTTCTTTTTGCAGCCGACTTGCCTCTAGGACATAATTTAGTCATTAAGCTTTCCTTGCTGTTTGTGCAGCTCTTTTAAAGTTTGCTGCAGTTGGTGAACCTTTAGCTCCTCTTTTTCTCATCTTCTCTCCAGAGCCAGCAGCAATTCTTCTTTTTTTAGCTGCAATGTTTGCGTATAAACCTCTACCAGCCATTACTTAACCTTGCCACCTTTTTTCATAAAGCCCATTTTATTTCTAACTTTAGTTGGAAGTTTTGAAAGTCCTGGATTTTTTTCTTTATCAACAGGTTTTAATGAACCACCTTTTTTCATCATAGGTCGTTTTTTCATCATCATGCCACCACCCATTTTTTTTACTCTACCACCCATTTTATAATCTTTAGGTGTTACTTGTTTATTGTATAGTCTATTTGCCATTATTTTTCTCCTTGTTCATTCCTCCACGGAATATTTGTGTTCCTTTTATACCATAAATACTTGCAACTACAAGTATCCATAAATTTGTAAACCAGCTCGGCAGCTGCGAAAACATTTCGAAAAACAATTTTACTTTGTCCATTGCTGTCGGATCATCCGATACGACTGCCCAGGCCAGCACCACTACGGGCAAACTGAGAATTATCAAAACTGCCTCGTCTTTCCAGTCTGATTGTCGGGCTTCTAAAAGTTTTCCCTGGTATTGCTCCTCACCACGGGCCATTTTTTCTGCATGCATGTACTGAGCGTCAGCCATACGCATTTTTGTTTCTTGTTTCTTCTTGTAAATGTGTGAACCTGCATTCAAAGCTAATTTTATTGCACTAAACCACATAATTAATTACCCTTTCTAATAATTGACACTTGATCTGGCGCTTTATCGCTAGATGGTAGTGTTTTACCTAAGATTGTTTTTTGAATTGACGTATCTGCACGTAATTCTGCTAGTTCTTCGTTCTGATCTAGTTTTTCTTCAACGTTTGCTTGGTTCATCATAGCTTTCATTCGATCTAAATTCATTTTATCTTCGCCTTCTTTTTCTTTTCGTGCATTATCCTTAGCTTGAAGGTCTAATTCTCTTGCTTTTAGTTTAGCGATAGGGTCATTACCAAAATCTCCTGTAATTTTTTTCTCTTCTTTAGCAAATTCTTCCATCATTTCTGCAATCAACACTGCTTTTCTTGATTCTATTTTCTGTTGTAACATTTGAACTTGATTTTGTAAGTTAGGATTCTGCATCATAGCCTGTCTATTTTGTAACATAGGTATCATTTGTTGTAGTTGTGTTAATTCCTCTCTAAATTCTAGTTCAATTTGTTCTTGTGCCATTAAACTTATATGTTCAAGTATATTTTTTTCTAGTGCACCATTAACCATCGGTGCATTTTTTACCATGTTAGTTCCCATAAAGTTTAAATGCGCAGTAATGTGAGCTCTATGGTCTTGTCCAGGGAAAGCTTGAAAAGGTTTACCAGCTAAAGCATCAATATGTTCTAACGCTGGATCTTTTGGTGTTGGTTGTGGTGGTCTTTTTAAAATTAAATCAATATCTTTTACCCCCAATGCCTCATACATATTTCGATACACTTCGTATTGATTATGTATTTGAGGGTTTGAGGCAGCCAGTTGCATTTCTGTTTGAGCTAAAGATATCCGTTGAGTCTGGCTAAAGATGTTTGGATCAGCAACTGGTAAGATGTCAACTCGGTCGTCAAAATCAGTCTGTTTGATTTGATTTTGTCCACCGACAACATCATAGGGGTAAACTGGAGGTAAATATAATTTAAATACTCTAGCTAAAATTGTAAATTCTTTTTTCATTGCAGCATACATTCTTTTGTGAATCGCAGACATTACTCGCGATCCTCTTTCCAACATAGCTACTGTCGTGCCCACTGCTGCTTGTTGGTTCCCGTCTCCTACTTGCAGATCAGCAATCGATGCAAATCGTTGCCCTGCAGATACCACGACACCCATAAGTTGTAATAGAGTTTGAGATGGCTCTTTAAACGGTAAAGTCATAAATGCATCTTTCAAGTTTCCACCTGGTGCATCAACATCTCTAAATTCTCCTGGTTGTA